CTTTACCATATTATTTAGATTTGTTCTTTGAAACTAAAAATCCAAAAGAATTATTATTTTTGGATAATATGAATAAAACCATTGAGGAAACATTAATTAAATTATATGTTCTTGATGGTGCGCCAGTTATATCTGATTTTAAAGTTAATGTTAAATCTGCTGAAACTTATACAATATTAGTTAATATTAAAATAGATAAGGAAAGTAATAAGGTGCCTTATACTGGGATAAAGTTTATTGCTGAATCTGCAACAACTAGCGACAATAAATATAAACTAACAGAAGATGATATTAAGTTAAAAATAAAAAGTGATAGTAATTTCATTAAAAATGATGAAAATTCAAATAATAATGATATTATTGGTGATGTTTTTTCTATTGATGTTCCTTTATTAAAAATAAAATATTGGAGAGTTAATTATACAAAATTAATTTTATATCCTAAATTAAATTAAAATTATTTGAATAATTGGTTTAATTGATATATTTATATGTAAAATAAAATAATATGATTGAGAATTTAAATAGTTATTTAAGGCATTCATCATCAAAAAAAGAACAAATATTAGATGATGGTTCAAAAGAAGTTTGTGATTTAATCACAGGTGAATGTTTTGTTGTTAAAGAAAAAGATGGTTTAATTGAACGTACTGAAACTAAAACAATTAACAGACAAGTTAAAGTTAAAACTCATGGTGGGATAAAAGAATTATTAAACGATTAATAAAATGAAAATAGATCAGAAAATTTTAAATGAAATTAGTAGATATCATAATATCAACAGATATATTAGTGAGCAAGATGCTACTTTACCTCCACCACCACCGCCTATGGGCGACCCAAATGCTGCACCAATGCCAAATGCACCATTAACCCCACCAGGAGAAGTTTCGCCAATCCCACCAGGGGGTGCTGAAGATGCTTTAAGCACAGCAAATCCACAACCAATTGATGTTGAGACTGATGAAGATGTTACAGTTATTGATGATGAAGGGGATAGTGAAGAAAAGGGTGATGAGGGTGATTCAGAAGAATTAGATATTACTGATTTGGTTACCAGCCAAAAAAATATAGAATCAAAACAGACTGAATATTTTGATAATTTATTTTCACAAATTACCAAGTTGGAGGAGAAATTAGCCAAAATGGATAGTATATTTGAAAAGTTAAATGCAATTGATTCAAAGGTTGAAAAATATCGTGAAAAAACTCCAGAGGAGAAACTTGAGTTAAGAACTTACGATTCTTATCCATTCAATCAAAAATTATCTCAATTTTTTGATGATAAACAAGTTGAAATGGAAAAGAGTGGAAAAAATGATTATGTTTTAACATCGGATGATGTTGTAAATATTAATCCAAATGAGATAAAGAACTCATTTGGTTCTATGGATGATGAAGAGGATGATTTTATGAATGATAATAATTATAATTTCAGAAGATAATTTATTTTAATATTTTATAAAAAAGGGGGTAACACCCCTTTTTTTTTCTGATAAAGTTACCTATCATTGTTATGTAATATTGTTGTAAACAAAAACTATATAATATGTCGAATTTAGATGCCATAATGGCGCAGTATGAAAAAAACCAAAAAGGGGATTCCCAAAAATTATCGCAAGAGGACAGAATGAAACGTTATTTTACGTTATTACTTTCTGACAAAGAAAACACAGGACAAAGGAGAATTAGGATTTTGCCTACAACTGATGGCTCATCTGTATTTAAGGAGACGTGGTTTCATGAATTACAAGTTGGGGGGTATTACCAAAAGATTTATGACCCAGCAGGTAATGACAATGAGGCATCCCCATTGAATGATGTTTACCATACATTGAAAGCAACCAAACGCAAAGATGATGATGAATTAGCCAAAGATTATAAGGCTAAACTATTTTATGTTGTTAAGGTTATTGATAGAGACAAGGAAGAAGAAGGGCCAAAGTATTGGAGATTTAAGCACAATTATAAGAAGGATGGTATTTTAGATAAGATGATACCAATCTTTAGAAACAAGGGGGATATTTCTGATATTGATAATGGAAGAGATTTGATTATCGAGTTAGTGAAATCAAAAAGTCCAAAAGGAAAGGAATATACAAGTGTTTCCACAATTATGTATGATGATCCAGCACCTCTATCTACGGATGCTAATTTAGTAAAAAAATGGGTAGACGATGAATCTACTTGGAGAGATGTTTATAGTAGAAAACCAGTAGAATATCTTGAAGCAATTTCAAGAGGGGAATCCCCAAGATGGGATGAATCCCAAGGTAAGTATGTTTATTTGAACACATCAAATTCTGAAGCATCCTTTGGTGGGGCAACTATTGCAAAAAACGCAACAGTTAAAGAAACGAATGTGGTTGTTGAGGATGACTACAATGATGATGAATTACCATTCTAATTAAACTAAAATAGATTTTTTGCGCAAAGTATTGTTTTATGGTACTTTGTGCAAAAAATATCTTTTCTTAAAAAAAATATAATATGGCTATAAAGAAAAAGGCATCAGTGAGTAGTATTGATGCTATTAAGGATAAGTTTTCTACAAAAACAAAGTATAAGCCTGAAGATTAGTATTCTTGTGGTGATGCTTTTTATAATGCTTGTGGTGTACCTGGTCCTGTTATGGGGGGTATAAGTATGTTTTTGGGACATTCCAATACAAGTAAGACAACTGCTATGATATTGGCTGCGGCTGACGCCCAGAAGAAGGGTCATTTACCTATTTTTATTATCACAGAAAAGAAATGGAATTGGGCACATGCTGTTGAATTGGGGTTGAATGCTGAAATTAATGAAGATGGTGAGTGGGATGGTGATTTCATTTTTAATGATTCATTTGATTACATTGAGCAGATGACAGAATTTATAAATGAAATTTTGGATGCACAAGAGAAAGGAGATTTACCTTATTCTGTTTTATTTTTGATTGATAGTATTGGTTCAATACCTTGTAAGATGACCTTTGATGGAAAGGGGGGTAAGATGCACAATGCTGCTGTTCTTGCTGATAAGGTTGGAATGGGTTTACATTCAAGGATTTCAAAATCAAAGAAAGAAGATTACCCCTACCATAATACCTTGGTTGTTATCAATCAACCTTGGGTTGAATTACCAGATTCTCCATTTGGTCAGCCAACAATTAAAGCAAAAGGTGGTGAGGCTCTTTGGTTGGCATCTTCTTTAATATTCTTATTTGGTAATCAGAAGAATTCAGGCATTAACCATATAACAGCAACAAAGAACGGCAGAACAGTTTCTTATGCTATTAGAACAAAGGTTTCAATATTGAAAAACCACGTTACTGGTATTGCGTATAAAGATGGTAAGATATTAGCTGTACCTCAAGGATATTTGCCAGACACAAAAGAGGCAATTGAAAAGTATAAAAAAGAATATTCCCAATATTGGAATGGTATTTTGTCTGGTGATGGTGATATTACCTTTTCAGAAAAAGATGAAGAAGACGCTATAATTTTTGAATAAGATGAAGAAAACCCTACTAATTGATGGCAACAACCTATTTACAATAGGTTTCCACGGAGTAAGAGAATTCTATGCCGATGGTAAGCACATTGGTGGGGTTTTCCATTTTTTAAATACAATTAGGTTATTTCTTGAAAAACATAATCATGATAAGGTTGTTGTATTCTGGGATGGAAATGAGAATTCCTTAATAAGAAAACAAATATATCCAAAATATAAGGAGAATCGCAAGATTTCAATGGATGGGCATAAGTATGAATCTTATTTATATCAGAGGGAACGAGTTAAGGATTATCTTGAAGAAGTTTTTGTTAGACAATGCCAGGTGAATCAGAATGAGGCTGATGATTTGATTGCTTATTATACACAGATAGCCAAAGGTGAAAGTATGATTATTTTTTCAGCAGATAAAGATTTAACTCAATTGATTGGGGAAAATGTAACAGTATATTCACCAAGTTCAAAGACATATAGTAAGAATGGGGATTTGATTCATTTCAAGGATATTGACATACCCCATAATAATGTCTATATTTATAAAGTAATTGTGGGGGATACTTCTGATAATATTGATGGGATATCTAATTTTGGTGAGAAGAAATTAAAAGCATTTTTCCCAAACTTTGAGAAGAGAGATTACCAGTTGGATGAAATATTAAATGAAGCAAAAGTTTTGCTTGAAGAAAAAAAGAATAAATCTCTGGATAATTTGGTGTCAGGTATTAGCAAATCTGGTTTTGTTGGAGAAGAGTTTTTTGATAAAATTGGTAGAATAATTGATTTAAAAAATCCATTAATAACTGATAACGGAAAGGAAATGGTTAATGAGATTTGCAACGATAAACTTGACCCAACAGATAGGAGTTATAAGAATTTAATGAAATTAATGAACGAGGATGGGTTCTTTAATTTCCTTCCAAAGAGGGATGATGCGTGGGTTGATTTTGTTAGACCATTTATGAAATTGAGTAGAAAAGAAAGAAAAAATTAATAATTAAACAACATTTTATGAAACAGAATGAAACAACAAAGGTGGAATTTTTATTGACATTGAACAACAACATTATTGTTCAGAGGTTTTTAAACATTAAAAATATTAATCCAGACGCAAAAGATTCGGTAGAATTGTATGATTTTGTTAAGTATTTTTCAGAAGATTTGGAGAAATATTTAAAGATGAAATCAATTGGTTATTTGGTGGACAACAAAGATAATATTTTGTATGACCCCACAATAATGGAAACATCATCAACAGAGGAGGCTGAATTTTTTAATATTTATGTTAAAATTTCTGACCAAGTTATTTCTCACAGGATAATTGATGGTAAACTTTATCCACCAAAGGTAAGATACACAGTTGATATTCGTAATTTTATTAAGGAAACATTAAAAGAATTAACAAACATTTTAATTAGTCAAAATTTAACACACGAGTATTTAGAAAAGAATTTATTGTCTAACTATTAATAATTTTTTTATGTCAAAGAATTTTGATTATTTGGGGCAGACGTTCCAACTACAATTAATCAATCAGATTATATTAGATAAGGAATTTGCTAGGGCAATATTGGACTTTATTAAGATATCTTATTTTGAGAATAAGTATTTCAAATTAATCATTCAAATGATTAAGGAGTATCATAAGAAATATGATGCAGCCCCCAACTTTCAAACATTGGAAGTTGTTGCAAAGTCTGAAATAACACAAGAATTGGCTTTAAAAATTGTCATTGATACTATAAGTAAGATTAGTTCAGCACCACTTGATGGTGTTGAACTTGTCCAAGAAAAGGCACTTAAATTCTGCAAACAAGAAGAGGTTAAGATTGTATTGGAAAAAGCACAAAAAGTTATCAATGAGGGTGATTTTGAATCTTATGATCAACTTGAAGAATTATTAAGATATGCCCTTCAAGTTGGGGTTAAAGAAACAAATGGTTTTGAAGTTTTCAATGATTTGATTGGTGTATTAGATGAGGATTATAGACACCCCATACCAATGGGCGTGAAGGGCATAGACGTTCTCTTAAAGGGGGGTTTAGCCAAGGGTGAGGTTGGTATTATATTTGCAGGCCCAGGTATTGGCAAATCAACTCTATTGACCTTGGTTGCAAACACAGCTTTCAATAACAATTATAATGTGTTGCATATCTTTTTTGAAGATAACCCCAAGATTATACAAAGAAAGCATTTGACTCTTTGGACTAAAATATCCCCAGATGAACTGCCTAATAACAAAGAAATAGTATTAGAAACTGTTAATAATATAAAAGAAACCCACACAAATAAATTAATATTAAAGAAATTGCCATCTGATACTTTAACAATGAATCAGATTAAGAATCAAATTAGAAAGGTAATTGCTGATGGGATAAAACTTGACTTGGTTGTCTTGGATTATATTGATTGTGTTGTACCTGATAGACAAGGTAATGATGAGTGGAAAAATGAGGGATCAGTTATACGTCATTTTGAGGCAATGTGCCATGAGTTAAATATTGCTGGATGGCTTGGTACACAAGGGAATCGGTCTTCAATTTCTTCAAATGTGGTAACAAACGACCAGATGGGGGGTTCAATAAAGAAAGCACAAGTAGGTCATGTTATCATTAGTATAGCAAAGAGTTTACAACAAAAAGAGATGAACCTAGCAACTGTTGCGATAACTAAATCAAGAATTGGTAAAGATGGTATTGTATTTGAGAATTGCAAATTTGATAATGAGATGCTTGAAATTGATACGGATACCACGGCAACATTCTTAGGTTTTGAAGAACAGCAAGTTGAGAAAAAGAAAGAAAGGATTAAAGAATTATTAGCAAAGAAAACAGATAATTTTTTATGATAAAGATATTTTATACTCAAAAAGTGATACTTTTATTTTTTGTTTTTATATTTATCTTAACCTAATAATAGAAAAATGAAAAAGAATATTTTTGAAAAAAGAGTGAATATTTTGCCTTATGAATATCCATCCTTATTGGCTTATAAGGATGCGATAAGGCACTCGTACTGGATACATTCGGAGTTTAACTTTACAACTGATATTGATGATTATAAGACAAAAATATCAAATGAAGAGAGGGAAGTTATTAAGAGGTCAATGTTGGCTATTGCTCAAATCGAGGTTAATGTGAAAACATTCTGGGCTGACCTTTATAAAAGAATGCCCATAACTGAAATTGGTGACGTTGGTATGACATTTGCAGAATGCCATGGTGAGGGAACTGAAATACTAACACCAAAAGGCTGGGTTAACTTTAAAGATATTGATATTAACACAGAAGTTATTCAATATGATTTAGAAACCAATACAATGACATCTGTTTTACCAAGTAATGTTATCAATGAACCTTACAAGGGAAAAATGCACAGGATTGAGAACCAAACTTATAGTGCATTGCTTACCCCCAACCATAACATTTACTACAAAACTAGGAGTGGTAATATTATAAAAAGGGCTATTAAAGATATTAATGCTTTTAGTAGTGATATGAAACTACCTTTTTCTGGTAAATTTGTTAATGAGGGGGTTGATGAGTTAACAACCATTGAAAGATTGAGAATTGCCATTCAAGCTGATGGATCTGCTAGATTCTGGGATAAAAATGGTGAGAAAGTAAGAAGGGGTTCAGATTCAAATACTAATACATATGAAATTGGGGTTAAAAAAGAAAGGAAAAAAAATAGGCTTAAAAACCTTATTTTAGAGTCTGGATTAACTTATAGAGAGTATAATACATCAAGACCTGAATATGTTAAATATGAGATAGACTTTCCTATTGATTATGATCTTAAACAATTTGATTGGGTTGATTTATCTGATAAGTCTGAAAAGTGGTGTAATTCCTTTATTGAAGAATTGATTGAATGGGATGGGACTAGATTAGAAGGTAAGGGTAATGCCAAGAATTGTCTTATTAGATATTCAACCACTAATAAATCATGTGCTGATAAGGTTCAGGCAATAGGATTTCTAGCAGGATATAGGGCTAATATGGGGACTTCAGTAGATAATAGGAAAGATTCTTATAAAGATGTTTATGCTATTAATTTTGTAAATGTAGAACCTTATTCCTCAATAACATACAGACCAACTATTGAGGATTATGATGGTAATATTTATTGTGTCACAGTTCCAACTGGATGTATTGTAACTAGATATAATGATAAAGTTTTAATTTCAGGAAATTCGGAAGTAAGACATAAAGATGCTTATGCGCAATTATTAAGAATTCTTGGGTTGGAAAATGAGTTTCAGACAGTTATTGAAATTCCTGCCATAAAGAATAGAATTAGTTATCTATCAAAATATTTGGATGGGACAAGGAGCAAAGAGAATAAAATGTACACAAAGTCTGTATTATTATTTTCATTGTTTATTGAACATGTGAGTTTATTTAGCCAGTTCTTGATTATGATGTCCTTTAATAAGGAGAAAAATCTATTCAAGGGTATTTCAAATGTGGTTGAAGCCACATCAAAGGAAGAAGAAATTCATGGTAATTTTGGATCAGAACTTATTAATATTATTAAGGAAGAAAATCCAGAATGGTTTGATGATGAATTTGAGCAACTGATTGTTTCTGCTTGCCATAAAGCATATGCTGCTGAATGTGGAATACTAGATTGGATATTTGAGCATGGTGAATTAAGTTTCTTATCAAAAGATACAATTAAACATTTCATTCAAAATAGATTTAACAATTCATTAAATAGAATTGGAATGAAGCCAGTATTTGAGGTTGATTTTACAGAGATTGAGAAGACGTTATGGTTTGATGTGGAGATTTTATCAACAAAGGAGGGGGATTTTTTCTATAAAAAATCGGTGGATTACAATAAAAAGAGCAAGAGCATAACAGAAGATGATTTATTTTAAAAAACAAATATAATGAATAAAGAAAAATATTATTGGTTAAATGATGAGAGTAGGCTTTTCTTATCAAGGGGGTATATAAATGAAACCCCCGAGCAAAGGATTAAAGATATTGCAAATAAAGCAGAGGGGTATTTAAAAATTGATGGTTTTGCTGTTAAGTTTGAGGAATATATGGCAAAAGGTTTTTACAGCCTTTCTACACCTGTATGGATTAATTTTGGTAAAGAAAAGGGATTGCCCATATCCTGCTATGGATCCAATATTGATGACACATTAGATAGCATTTTAAATGCTGGAAGAGAGATTGGTATGATGTCAAAATATGGTGGTGGAACTAGTGCTTATTTAGGTAATATTAGAGCAAGGGGAACTAAAATATCAACAGGTGGTACAGCAGATGGGCCAGTTCATTATGCAAGGGTGTATGACACAGTAGTTGACGTTTGTAAACAATCAGAGGCAAGAAGGGGGGCATGTGCAGTCTGGTTACCAGCTGAACATGAGGATATTATGGAGTTTCTTGATATTGGAACAGAAGGTAATCCAATCCAGAATTTACAATATGGTGTTACTGTTACAGATAATTGGATTAATGATATGAAGGGGGGAGACCCAAGCAAGAGAAAGATATGGGCAAAGATTATTCAAAGGCGTAATGAGTTTGGTTTCCCATATATTATGTTTAAGGATAACTCAAATAACAATTCCCCCTACAAAGAGTTGGGTATGGAGATAACTGCTTCAAATTTATGCAGTGAAATTCAATTACCAACAGATTCATTAAACTCATTTGTTTGTTGTTTGGGTTCATTGAATTTACTTCATTGGGATGAGATAATTGAGACTGATGCAATTGAGGTTTATACAATGTTCTTAAATGCAGTTATGGATGAATTTATATTGAAGTCAGGTAAAATGGCTGGCATGAAAAGAGCTAATAGATTTGCATCACAACATAGAGCAATTGGCTTGGGGGTTTTGGGTTATCATTCATTATTTCAATCAAAATTAATTCAATTTGAATCTTTGATGGCGAAGCAATTAAATCATCAAATATTTAAAACAATTAAAGAAAAATCTGAATTAGCTTCAAAATATTTATATGAAGAGAAGGGGTATGAATGTTTAAGAGAGGGTTATGCCAACACAACATTAATTGCTATTGCCCCAACCAAGTCAAGTTCTTTTATTTTAGGACAAGTAAGCATGGGTATTGAGCCAATCAAATCAAATTATTTTATTAAAGATTTGGCAAAATCAAAAACAATTTATAAGAATCCATTTTTGGAAATTGAATTGGATAAGTATGGTTTAAATACACCAGAAACCTGGGAAAGCATTTTAAAGAAAGATGGATCGGTTCAGCATTTGGATTTTCCCACAAAAGAGGTGTTTAAATCATTTATTGAAATATCACCAAAAGAATTGATATTACAAGCAGCACAGAGGCAAAAATTTATTGACCAATCACAGTCATTAAATTTGATGATACACCCATCAGTTCCAGCAAAGGATATAAATCAATTATATCTATATGCACATGAAGAGGGGGTTAAGACGCTTTACTATCAGTTTAGCCAGAGTTCAGCACAATCATTTGCAAGAAATATTAATGAGTGTGTGAGTTGTGAATCGTAGATTTGATGCAATTTGTTAAATAAAAAACCCCCAACCTATTAATTTAGAATTGGGGTTTTTTTATTTTATTTTCCACTCAATGTGTCATAAATACGTTCAAGTTTTTTTACATCAGCTTCACTAAATGCAAAATTACTATTATCAAATTTATCTTTCATTGTTGAAAGTTTATCTGTGATTTTTTTAATCATAGATAGTGCTTTTTTGCCAGTTTTTGCTTTACCTTCTTTATGGTAGTCCATAAAGTGACCTTCACTTCCTTTATCTTCAACAATTCTTTTAACTAGTTTATTTAAACCAGCTTCTGTTAATCTTACTGTTCTCATAATTTTTTTTATATAAATATACAATAAATTAAAATAGTTTACAAATTTGTGAAAAAGATATATTTATATTTAAATGAGTTATAATGGCTGAAGGTTTTACATATGGTGTTGATTTCCCCTTTGATACATCACTTAGGGGTGATGCCTTAAAGATGACAGAAACAGCTTCAGATGAGATTAGAGCATCTTTATTGCATTTGTTATTAACAAGAAAAGGTAGCAGATATTATTTACCAGATTTTGGGACAAGATTATATGAATTTCTATTTGAACCATTGGATGTTGTTTCATTTGATGTGATTGAAAATGATATTAGGGATTCTGTTGCAAAGTATATACCAAATTTGGTTATCAACAAGATAATCATTGAGCCTTTGGATCAGAATGAGGAGGTTCAAGGAAACAGATTGAGTGTGGATGATGTGGGGTTATCATCAAGGGATAAGGTTTATCGTTCGCCTGGTAATGGCACATATCAAAATACAGCAAAAATAAAAATAGAATACACTACAAATAACAATAGTTTTTCAGGTAGTGAATTTGTCGTAATAAATATATAATATGTCAGATAGAAAAATATCATATGGTGTTAGGGATTTTCAAAGTATAAGAACAGAATTATTAAATTATGTTAAGGCTTATTATCCTGATTTAATAAATGATTTTAATGATGCTTCAATATTTTCTGTATTTCTTGATTTGAATGCTGCGGTGGCAGATAATTTGCATTACCATATTGATAGAAGTTTGCAAGAAACTGTTTTACAATATGCACAACAAAAGTCATCAATATATAATATTGCAAGGACATATGGGTTAAAAATACCTGGACAACGACCATCTTTAACTTTATGTGATTTTTCAATAACTGTTCCAGTATTTGGTGATAAAGCTGATGCAACATACGCTGGTGTTCTTGAAAGGGGTGCGCAAGTTTTGGGTAATGGAATTATTTTTGAAACAATAAATGACATTGACTTTTCATCTGATTATGATGGGCAAGGAATACCAAATAGAACGGTTATACCAAATAAATTAAATAATATTATTATTAATTATACATTAACAAAACGTGAGCCAGTTATCAATGGTGTTACAAAAGTATTTAAAAGAGTTATAACCTCATCTGATGTTAGACCATTTTTTGAATTATTTTTACCAGATAAGAATGTTTTGGGTATAACAAGTGTATTGCTTAAAGATGGCCAAATAAATACAATACCCCCATATTCTGACTTTATAAGTGATACCAATAAATGGTACGAGGTTGATTCTTTGGCAGAGGATAGGGTTTTCATCATTGACCCATCAAAAGATACGGGAAATGCTAGTATAAAGGTTGGTAAATATATTCAGACAGATAATAGATTTGTGAGCGAATTTACCCCAGAGGGATTTAAAAAAATAACATTTGGTAATGGGGTTAATACAGCATTGGAACAATTAAACCAATTTACTACAACAGGTCAATTACCGACATTGCAAAATTATTTGAATAACTTTTCATTGGGTCGAACATTAAAACCTAATAGCACCTTATTTGTTCAATATAGAGTTGGGGGTGGTTTGAATACAAATTTAGGACCAAATACTATTAATCAAATTGGAGTTAATTCTTTTAGAATAAATGCTGGAAATCCAGCACAAGAATCTTCTGTTATTAATTCATTAAGGGTTAATAATTTATTTCCCGCCATTGGTGGCGCTGGATTACCTACAACAGAAGAGGTTAGAAATTTTGTATCTTTTAATTTTGCTGCACAAAAAAGAGCGGTAACAATTAATGATTATGAGGCAATTATTAGAAATATGCCTTCCCAATTTGGATCGCCAGCAAAGGTTGCAGTTCAAGAGGTGGATAATAAGATACAGATTCTTGTATTATCTTATGATTCAAAGGGAAAATTAATTTCAGATAATTCAAAATTTTTAACGGATAATATTGCAAATTATTTATCAAATTATAGAATGATAAATGATTATATTGTTGTATCATCAGCAAAAGTGATTGATGTTAGTGTTGAGGCGTCAATTACAATTTCCCCAGGTTTCACATCAAAAGATATTATAAATAATGTAATTTCAACAATTAATGGGTATTTTATCCCACAAAGCATTCAGTTGGGTAATGACATTAACGTATCTGAAATAAAGAGTAGTATTCAAAAATTAAATGGGGTAATTTCAATATCTGATTTGGTTTTCACCAATCAAGTTGGTGGAAATTATTCTGGGGGTGAAACATCTATGCCTTATTCAAATACATCGAGTAGAACTATTGCTGCTATTGATGAAACTATTTTTGCTGAACCAAATGAAATATATCACATAAGATATCCAGAAAAAGACATTAGAGTTAAAGTGAAAACAAATAATGGTTTAACAATCGGTTAATTTATTTATTTTACCGCAATATTCTTTATAAGTTATAAATAATGTATACTAAAATATTTATAATCAATAAAGAATATAATGCAAAATAATTTTAGAATTAGGACTGAAATTGGTAAAGATAAAATTGTCAATTTTCAGTTGGATCAAAATATTGAATTCCTTGAGATTTTATCTTTTAAAATAAGGCAATCTGATGTTTACACATTAGACTGCGCTAATTATGGTGTTGTTGTTGGGAGGGTTACGGCAAACAACGGTTTTGGTATTCCAAATGCTAGGGTATCAATTTTTATTCCATTAAGTGATGAAGATTCTGATAATGAGTTAATCACATCAATATACCCATATAAGACAATAACAGAAAAGAATGAAGATGGTTATAGGTATAATTTATTACCGTATAAACCATCATATCCTGGTCACGTTGCAACTGGAACATTCCCCACAATAGACGATGTTATGTTTGATGGTCAAGCCATAGAAGTTTATGAAAAGTATTACAAATATACTGTAAAGACAAATTCAAGTGGGGATTATATGATGTTTGGTGTACCAATCGGTAGTTATAGTATTTTAATGGATTTGGATTTATCAGATATGGGGGAATATTCATTAACGCCCCAAGATTTGATAAGGATGGGTATGGCAACTGAAGGACAATTTGATAATAATCAATATCAACAATCAACAGATTTAAGTTCTTTGCCCCAAATTGTGTCAATATCAAAAGGTATTAATATTTCTCCATTGTGGGGGGATCCTGAAACTTGTGATTCTTCGATTAATAGGTCTGATTTTGATTTAAGGGATGATGTAAATATTGACATACAACCAACTGCAATATTTATTGGGTCAATATTTAGTACAGCCTCAAATAAAAGAATACGTTCAAATTGTAAGCCAAAAGATGATTTTGGTAATTTATGTGGATTGGAAACGGGTCCAGGTAGTATATTAGCAATAAGGCAAACATTAAATAAAGATGAAAAAGGGTTACCTATATTAGAAACATATAGAGTAGGTAATGTTATTGATTCAGATGGTTCTTGGGTTGTTGAATTACCTATGAATTTAGAATATGTTATTACAAATGAGAATGGAGATAAGATAATAACAAATGACCCAAGCATAGGAATACCAACAAAAGGTAAATATAGATTTAAGATTAAATGGGAGCAATCCACAAAGATAAGTGAACAAACAAAAAGAGCATATTTTCTTGTTCCAAATATTAAAGAATATGGATGGAATAATCTTGGCACTATTGACCCAATGAATTCCAATAATGATAATAAAAATCAACTTGCTGGTTCATATTATTTTGGATTGGATTGGTCTGGTTATACAAATAGTGATGCAGCAATAAGGTGTGAGGATACTTTTTATGAATTTAAATCAAATAAAGTTTATACGGTATCAAGTTTAATTGACCAATATAGGGGCGGTAGTAGTAAGGGTAATTTTATTGGGATTAAAGAAATTGCAGATACATCATGTGATGCTACAATTAATAAATACCCAGTTAACGATGGGGTTAGGAATTTTGATTTTTTATTTTTTCTATTTTCAATATTATTTCTTTTATTTTCAACACCAGGTAGAGTTCTTTTAATTGTATTCCATTTTGTTAAATTTTTATGGAATTTATTTGCTGTACCTTTAACTTATGCTACTGCTGTTGCATTACCTATTTTATCGGCATTTTTATTTGTTCAAGCAGCAACATCATTCCCAGCGGTTGGTTTGATATTAGGGTTTGCTACATTAGGTGGAATAGTTGTGGCAGCAACAGTTAGATTTTTTAAAGCATTTAAAGAGGTTAAAAATTTTAAATTCCAAAAATTAAATTTACCTATGATAACATATCCAGATTGCGAACTTTGTGATTGTGGAGATAATGATATGGAGTTATCAGATAGTGGAATACCAACTGGGGGTTTAATTGCACAATTGGCAAATCCTATGTTATATAGGGATGCAGTAACATCTAAAGTCGAGACAATAATAAAAAGTAAGACAACATTTGGGGTAAATTTAAAAGAAGAACTATTGATTGATTTGGATAATATTGTTTCATTATCAACTGAAGCGTATATTGGTCAAACTTATGATATTAATAAACCATATAGATTTAGAGCCTTATTTTCAAATATTTATTTGATGCCATCAACCAGAACACAAGTTGCGGCAGTTGCAGTTGGGTTACCCCCTGCTGAAAGGATTAATAAATTTAATAGTAGGGAGAATTATTTTAAAGGTAATACAAGAATTGACGTTACATTCGCTAGTAAAAATAATAAAGAACAACATAGTGATAATGTTTTAGTTATAGTTGCTAGTGAAAATAGAGAATCTGGTACATTATTAACGTTTTTGAATTTTGATAAATCAAAAGATATTAATTTCATATCTGGTTATACTGCAACAACAAAAATATCAGCAGAAACAAATAATAGTGAGGTGGTTGTTAAATACGCTAACCCATCAAATCCAAAAAGTTTATTAGAGAAAAAATATATGTTACCATACGGTGTTGATATTAATAAATATTTGTTTCCAGCAGATATTGAGTTTTATCAAGTTGTAACTGGTATGACAGTAAGTGAGTTTAAAAGTAAATCAAATCAAAATTCAACCTTGGCTGATGGGTCATTTAATTGGCAATGTCTAAGGCCAAGGTCAACAGAATTAATTTTTGACTTTGCAGAAGGTAAAAATCCAAATTTAAGTCGATGGCAAGATGAAATTTTTTCAGAGATTTCAAAAAATGATGGTATTATAAATTATTTTAATGATATTGATAATCAGTATGTTTTAATATTACAAAGGGGGGTTGATCCATATTCACCACTTTACGAAAATACATATAATTTAGGTAAAATATTTGGATTTGCCAATACTAATCAAATAAGTATAAAAACAAACACAAGATTAAATATACCAATTCAACCACTAGAAACATATTCAGTCCAACAAACAAATGTTTCAAATGAAATAATGTTTGATTCATATTTTTTAAGACCCATAAATTCTAGTATAGGATTTGGGGCAAATCAAGCATATCCATTTAGGACAAATGCGAATGGTTACTATTCTGGCAATCTAATTGGTGAGGCGTCAAAACCAAAAGGATTTACTTTTTCAAATTCTTTTTCTGGAAATTTACAAGGATTACAAGTTAATGATAGTAATTTATTAAAGAGAGTAACAACATTTAAAATTGACTCGCGCAGTATTCGGTCAACAAATGGGTATGATTTATCTGATAATTTATCAAATATGTCAACTTATTATCTTGGTTTAGATATGGTTGCAAATAATAAAAGGAGTAATTTTATAAAAAGACTATTGAGAGGGGAAGAACCATATAATAACACATATACAACACAAGCTTCATTTGGGGATAATAATTATTTTAGTGAATTATTTGTTAATAATAAAACAATATTTAGGACAGATAGACTACCAACATCAGATTATTTGGATGGTTCATCTTGGTCGTCAAGTACGGTTAATACATATTATATTAATAATGGTCAAGCAGCAGCCTTACAACAGAATTTAGGATTTGCAACTTATGAAATTGTTGGGTCAGAACAATTTGCAGATAATCCAATACCAGCAAGTGACACAGGGTATTCCCCCCAAGATTTCTCTGGATTTACTATGACTGAAAATTTATTAACAACACTTAATACTTGTAATAATATGGTTAGTTTAGGTTGTTATACAGGCAGGGGTACAAGTTTTCAGGTTGATTCTAAATGCGCTGAAAATGACCCGGTGACAAATGGTTGTTATAGTTTTGTAGATAGAGCAATATTAGATATTCCAAAAGATTTAAGGACTTATAATGAATGGGTAAATAGATTCAGATATTTTTATGCTTTATGTAGGGGTGTTGTATCAGAAGTTTTTGTTAATAACTGGGTAAATGGATCATTATTTGCATTTCCAATACAAACCAAAATTAAATATAATAATAAAAACCAAGCAATCATTGATGATGAATCATATTGTAATGACTTGATATATTTTGATGCCAAAACAACTAATTTTTATTATCGTAGTTCACCTTTCTCTAAAAGTAATAGTACTTTTGTTGGTAGGACTATGAATAAAGAAAATGTTAAAAATCTAATGTTCCCAACAACAATAATGGATTTGGGTTATAAAAATTCATTATATGGATATAATAGTGATAATTTCGAATATTATTCTTTTGTATTAGATAAAATAGAGCCAACAAGTTACGGGGATAATTCAGATATTCTTAATTTATTTGCAATTAGTAGAATAACTAATGGTAATTTCATTAGGAATTTAAAAAATATTAATGATTTATTTTCAAGGGAATACAAGAAAACGGATGGGGATTATAGTCAATTATTATCAATAAATTCTGAATTTGGTGTTGATAAGTTTTCATCTGAATTTTATACAATGACTAATAGTGCTGATTCAGAAATATCAATTCAATATGATAAGAAAGACAATCCAGTTATTGGAATATTTTATTCATCATCTCAAGATGATTTACAATTAAAAGATTATTTAACACCAGGTCGAGTTAATTTTAGAGCATTAAACAATGAGTTGAAGCCAAAATATTTTGGTATTAAATCGCAAATAGTACCATTTTATCAATGGGAATTAAAGGGTGGTAACGGGGGTGACCTTTTCTTTGGTAATCAAGATAACAGTTGGTATACTAGTACTATAATTACAGATAATTATCAAAATTTAGATAGGATTAAACCAGATTTGGCGTCACTTAAAAATAGATTAAATCCCTATAATAAAGAAAGATATTTTTATAATAATGAAAATGTTTTAACATATAATAATGATAGGGGTTATTTATATAATGACAAAAACCAAGCAACTAAATATGGCAATAAAAAGAATAGGTTTTTAGTTGGTGCGCCATTTTATTTTTATTTTGGTATAAAGAAGGGGGCATCTGCTTTGGATAAGTTTAAAACAAAATATTTAAATGAATAAATTTAATATTGTTCCTAGTGTATATAAGAATAAAGTTGGTGATGAAACTAACTCACAATTGGCTATTAACTTGGATAATACCCAGAAAGAACTTATTCAGTTTGATAGAGATATTACCGTTGATTTAAAAGAATTATATAATAAAGAAAAAACACAATCATATAATATTAGACCAACATTTAAAATTAGTTATTTATATGATAATTTTTATTCTGGTACAACTGATAGTAAATATAAATCACAATTAATATATAATATTAACAATAAAGATACCTCTTCAATATCAAATGTTGACAAAGGGTTCTTACCTGGATATGAATTTGATTTCTTTAGACCAAACGTCCCAAATTCTTTTGGTTATGAATCAGTTAATGCTTTTAAATATAATTGGGATTATTACATAACTTATCCATTTAGTGGTGATAGTAAGCAAAATTTAAATATAAAGATAGATAATAGATTTTACGATTGGGTGGCAGAAGAAGGAATACCATTTGTTACTGATGTTATTATTGAAGATGGGTTTAATTTAACTAGAATTAGATGTTCATTACCCCACAATTTAACTGCTACAGATGGGGTTGCAATTAAAATTGATTCAATTGTTAGATTGTATGAAATATTTTCATTTGGTGATGGGTCATACGGTTCAGATGAATATGTTTTAAATATATTAAGAGTTAATAATAATATTTCTGATAATAAGTTAGGTACATTAAGGAGGGTTATTTCTATTGGAAATAGTGGAGAAACTACATCCGAATATTATGTTAGAAAACATAAAGTTATTAAAAATTCAAATGATATTGTACCAACAAAGGCTGGTTTTGAAACTGGTGCATTTGATGAACCAAAAGTTTTAAGTTTTATTGGAGATGAGTTTTCTTTCTTAAAAAAGACATCAAATATTTCATATAATTTTATATCAAATAATGATCTAAATATTGAAACACTTGTTGATAACCAAAACAGACCATTAACTGAAATATACTTAACAATGGTATATAAAGGTTATTCTGGGTTTTTTGATGTAATTAAAAAAGGTTGGTTATTCAATATAACAGAACCAGTTAATCCTTGGTGGGATGATTCAACATCAAGTTCAAATACCAATATTAATGTTGAGAGTTATTTTGATGATAAAAGAAATCAATTTAAGTATTTTAAATTAAGTGATGATAATCTTGATGGTGATTTTTGTGAATATAATGAATATACCCAAGAGGAAATAGTTATTGCTGATTTATATCATAAAATAAAACATTCTGATGAAGTTTTTAGAGTTTCAAACTATGATAATAATAAATCTGGATATTATTATAAGCCACATAACAAATTGGTGTTGAAAGTTTTTTCAGATTATGTTGAAACTGTTGATTTTAAATTTGCTTATGATGTTCCAAATTATGCTTTCTATTCAAAAGTTGATGGGCAATTTAGGTGGAGGGATATATATGATGTTGGGTTTTTTGATGAAAATAATAATGGGGTTAATTATCCTTTTATAAATAATTCTTTCTATCCATTTGTTAATAATGTTTTTAAGTTGTTTCCAGAGGGGTATGATTATTATACTCAAAAAGTGAATAAATCAACAAATGTTGGGGATAGTTCTTCTTCATTAATTGTAAAACCATTGGTAGATGAGTGTGAATAAATATAGATTACTACAACCTAGACTTAATGATATAACAATAAGTTTACCCATTAAGATGGATTTTGATAATGTTGGTCAACAAGATACTATAAATAGTTACGGTGAGGATATATTAAGTAACTCTATCAACGCAGTAATTGATTATGAAGTAGTTAGGTTTTCTCATAGCGGATTAATAGAAGGCTTCCCCCTACCATCAAAAACTAGTACCCCAACCCCTACACCAACCAAGACTGTTACCCCAACTCCAACTAGAACTAATGCACCTACGGTTACCCCAACTAGTACGGTTACACCAACTATAACACCAACTAAAACAACCACACCGACAATAACCTCAAGTAATACGCCAACTCCATCTATAACTTCATCTATGACACCAACAGCTTCTATAACACCATCTATAACTGTAACTACAACACCAACAAGAACAGTTACGCCTACCAATAGTGTAACACCAACTCCGACACCAACACCATCAGCAACAGAGTTAAGGTATTATTCATCTAATAACTTAATAGTATTTAATCAAAATTGTACATAACATGAGTGAATTTAATATATATGCACCATCACCTTCTTGTTCAAGTTGGTTTAATCATGCTACTAGTGGAGATGCTTGTTCATCAATATTTTGTGTAACAACTCCAACAACTTGTGTGGGTGATTGCGATAAGTTATATGTGTCAACACAAAGAACGCCCCAGACCATAGAGATTGGTGACATTTTGTATGATACTAATAGGGTTAAATTGGCGGCAGGTTGGTATGTTAGTAGCACAAATGGAGTTGTATTTAATGTTAATTCTGGAGGTACATTAACAAGTGTTAATGTTTGTTCTGGTACTACATATGTTAGGGATTATGATGGTAATTTTTATGGCACGGCTACTATTGGTACACAAACTTGGTTTACAGAAAATCTAAGAACAACAAGATATGATAATGGTACACCTATACCTAATGTGACAAATGATAATAGTTGGAAGATATTAAGAAGTGGCGCTTATTGTGCGTATAATAATAATAGTATAGATAGTTGTTTTGGTTATTTGTATAATTTTTATTCAGTAAGTAATGCGATTAGTTTATGCCCAACAGGTTATAGAGTACCGACACTAACTGATTTTGAAACGTTATCTAATTATTTAGGGGGTAATGGTGTTTCTGGTGGGAAGATGAAAACAAGCGGATCTGTTTGGTGGCAATTACCAAATGATGGAGCGACGAATAGTAGTGGGTTTAATGCTTATCCTGCTGGTAGAAGAGAATTTGCATATGGTAGTGATTTTATTTATTTTGGGGAGACCACTACATATTGGACAAGTACTACTAATGGTTGCGGGAGTAATTTTGCTAAAATAGTTCAATTAAAATATAACAATGATAATTTGGATTTCCAATGTGATGATAGGAATAATGGATATTCTATTAGATGTATAAAAAATTAATATAATGGCGATAGATTATAGTTTAAATATAAATTTTAATTTTTACAATGGGGTTGATTTGTCTTCCAAATTAAATTGGAATTCAACGTATTTAACCCCAAGCAATGATTTTTTGGCAGATAATATAAAATTTAATAATAATAATTTCAATAATTCTTTTTTCAAATTGGATTATTATGATTCGCCTTTTAGTAAATCTCAAAAACTATATTTGACAACAATTTTACAAGCAAGCAATGGTGTTAAATCTGGCGATATAATTATTCCAACATATCTTTTAGATTATACAGAGAATACAGAGGGGTTTTTTATTTATTGGCTGAAGGATGTTAATATATTAAATATTGATACATTTTATGTTAGTGCGACATTTTTTAATGGGCAAACAGGGTCAATTAAAAGAATGTCAAATAGATGCCAAGCGGAATTACCTACAAATGATAAGTATAATTTAAATGAAGTTTTTGATTTTTATTATAAATTAAATCTAAATTATGGTACGCATACTTATGAGTATTATGATATTAATAATGGTAGCCAAATTGGGGTGAAGAAGAATCCAATGAATTGGTTTGAGTACATAACTAAAAAGTAATGATATATAA